AAATATTTTTTTTAAAAGAAAAACCTAAATTGAAAATGATAATTTCCCCTATATAGAAGAGTTTATTTAAATTTTGTCATTTTTGGTAAAATGTCAGTATTTTATATACATATATCCTTTTTATAAATTTTAATTATGACAAAATGACAAAACCAAAAATAAAATGACATTTTTGTCATTTCATTAATTATAGTTTAAATATAATTTATATATAAATTTATTTAAAAAATAAAAAATATTATAATAATATATAGAAATGGTTTTTTTTGTAGAAAAAGTAAATTTAGAAGTTGCTAAATTATTAAAAGAATTGTCATTAAAACAATTACAAGAATTATATAATTCATCAAAAAATAAAAGAAGTGATATAGATGGCGAAGAGACAGACTTTAAAACAGAACAAACAAAATTAATTAATTATTGTAATGCAGTTTTAGAAAGTGAGAATAATTATAAAATAGAATATGGATATGTAGCAGGGAAGAACTTTGGACGTTTACAATCTAAACAGATTTCATTACAAAGAATATTTAATGGATTTAGAGGTTTATTATGTGAAGGAATATCTTATGATTTAGATATGAAAAATGCTCATCCAAATATATTAAAATATCTATGTAATAAGCATGATATTAAATATTTATATTTAGATAAATATATAAAAAATAGAGATGAATGGCTAAAAGAGTTAATGATTGAACTAAAAATTGAAAAAGCAGATGCTAAGGCATTATTATTAAAATGTATTAATAAAGAAACAGAAACATTATACTATGGTAAAAAAAAGATTAAATGTAAAAATTATTTAAATTTTGATAATGAAACAAAAGAGATACAACAAAGCATATGGGATATTTATAAAGATGAATTATATAAATATGTAAAAAATGAAGATAATCAAAAAGGAAAATTAATAAATTTAGTATTATGTAAATATGAAGATGAATTTTTAGAAGAAGCAATAAAAATTATACAAAATCAAAATATTGAAATCCAAACGCCAATGTTTGATGGTTGTACAATTTATGAAGGTAAATATGAAGTTGATAATATAATAAATTTATTAAATAATAAATTTAAAAATATTGATAATCAAAAGGTTGATATAGAATGGACAGTAAAACCTCATAATTTAGAATTAAAAGAATTACTTTATAGTTTTAAAATAAAAAAAGTTGATAGATTTACAGGTGAGAATATAATAGAAATAGCAAATCACATGCTAAGAACAATTTTAAAAAATAAATTGATGAAAGATAAAGATAATATTTATTTAATGACAAAAGATAAAATTCTAACAAATGAAAAAGCTATTGATATGGAACTATATGATTTAATATCAGACCAAGATTATTTAATAGAAGAAGAGATAAAGACAAGAGATGGAACAGAAATAACATATAAAAGAGCATCTAAAATACATAAATATATAAGTGAGATAATAATAGCATTAAAAGCAAAATGTGAAACAGACAATAAATTTAAAGATAGAATATGGAGTAATACATTACATAAATTATATTTTAAAAATGGTTATTATGATTTTATAAAAAAAGAATTTATAAAAGGAGAATACAATGATACATTTATAAAAATAAATACAGATTTAGATATAAATTCAAATGAAATATCTAGAAAGGATTTATTAAAAAAAGTATTGTATCCAGTATTTTCAGTAGATGATGTAGAAAAAGATAAAAATCAATATGAATTAATGAAATATTTTTTATATAGAATATCTAGAATTTTAGCGGGTCATATTGAAGATAAATTATGGGTTCTATTACAAGGTTTAAGAAATTGTGGGAAAGGTGTTTTAAGTGATATATTAAAAAAAGCATTTGATGGATATATTAGAACAACAAATGCCGGAAATTTTATATTAAAAACATCTACACAAGATGCATCAAAAGCTAATTCATGGATGTTAGATTATCAATTTGTAAGATTAGCAATAACTCAAGAAATATCTTTAGAAGAAAAACAATGTATTGATGGTAATATGATTAAAAAGTTTTGTAGTGGTGGTGATTATATTGATGGGCGTAAAAATTTTCAAGATGAAATTGAATTTAAAATTCAATCTTCTTTAATGATATGTTGTAATGATTTTGATAAAGTAAAACCGTATGATGCTATGGAATTATGTAATGAATTTCAAATGAAATCTAAATTTATAGATGATACTTTTGACAACTCTTTAAAGTTAGAAGGATATAAATATTATACAAAAGATAATAATTTAAAAACTGAATTTTTATCAAAAAAGGATATACTAAATGAATTTATATTAATTATTTTAGAAGCATATAATACACCGGTTGAGTATCCAAAAGACATATTACAACAGAATAAAGAAAATGATGAAGATGATGATTATAATAAATTATTTAATATGTTTGAATTTACAACAGATAAAGACAATTTTATATCAAATGATACATTAAAGGATATTATAAAAGAAAATAAAATACCATTTACATTAAAAAAATGTAAAATGTTATTAAAAACAAAAGGAGCAGAAGAACATAGAAAAGCATCAGATAGAGGTATTTGTTATCTCAAAACAAAAGAAATTACGCATTAATTGCATCTTCTATTTCTTTTATTAAATTTTTTAAATAAATTATATCTTCATATTTTTGATTTACTTGATTTTTTAATTTTTTTAATTTTATATCATTATTATCATTTTCATTTATATTATTTAAATTTAAATATTTATTACATTTATAACATTGTATTTTTAATTTATCTAAATCATAACATTTACACTCCATATATATAATATAAATATATAATATATATGAGTTTAGAACAAGTCAGAAATATAGCATATAAAAAAAAGTTAATAAACAATGACAATGATATAAAACATTCAACGCGAAAGGGAAAAAGATTTATGATTTTACATAATGATAAATGGATACATTTTGGGGCATATCCATTTACAGGTAAAGGTACATATTTAGACCATAAAGATGATGATATAAGAAAAGCATGGAAAGCAAGACATATCAAAATTATGAAAGATGGTAAACCCGCATATAAAAATAAGTCATCGCCAGAATATTATTCATGGCATATTCTATGGTAGATATAAAAATCCCAATATATTATATATAATGTTATCATTAAAAGATGGAACCAAAATTGCTATGATTGACAAAAATAAAGATAAATGTATATATATAAAAGATGATAGTAAAGATTCTCCTGCAGAAATAGAAACAACGCCACAAAAAAAATTAGAATTATTTAAAACATTTATTGAAAAAGATAAAAAGCTAATGCGCTCCCAATTAGATAATTTAATTAATGCTTATTCATCAAATAGTAAACCAAACGATAAACTATCGCGTAAATATGAAGAAGCCTTAAAATTTGTAAATACATCTTTAAAACATTATCTAGATTTTTCAAAAAAAACAGAATTAACACCTATAATGCCTAAATGGTATACATTATTTGTTTCTGGAACTACTGGTTCAGGAAAATCATATTATATAGCTGATTTAATAAAAAATAATAAACCAAAATTTATATTTATAATGAGTCCTATAAAAGATGACCCAGCATATAAAAGCATGAAACCCGAACCGGTTTATATAGATTTAGATAAATATTTTGATGAATATAATAAATTTTTTGAGATTGAGGATTTACCCCCAAACTCTGTTGTAATTTTAGATGATATAGATACAGATGCTAAGAAAGCAAAACCATATCAAGAAATTAAAACCCAATTATTAGAAAGAGGAAGACATATCCCTGTTTCTGTTATATGCGTATCTCATGACCCTATGGGTGGAAATGTAAAACATGCAAAAGCACAGATTAGAGAAAGTCATTATTATGTTGTATTTCCAAAAGCAAATAAAGCACATTGTGAAAACTTTATAAAAAGATATATAACAAAAGATATAGATTTAGTAAATCAAATGATAAATGTAGATACAAGGGGCTTATTAATAAAAAAAACATATCCATCATATTATTTGGGAGAACATACAGTTGGAATTATAAATTAAATATAAATATATAATTATAAAATCTCTATTATAATTATATATGTCCGATTTTACATCAAAAAACAATGTTTATTATGATATGAATGTGTATAATGCCACAGCAACCCCAATTCAGGCACAAATAAATAATAAATTATTATATCCATTATTAAATCAAGCAGACAATTATAGCGTATCTCTTGCAAAAGCAAAAGTTCCACTTGATAGTATCCCGTTGACACGAAATAACCTGCCTCTTAAATTATATCAATTAGGACTAAAAATAGGAACTACAGAAGAATTAGCATATATTAGACAATTGGGCGCCAATCAAGATAATTTTGTATGGAACTGTCCAAAAGGTTCTACAACAATTTCAAAATATCAATATTCATCTACTGGAACATTAACAGAAGTATCAAATCAAGATGTATCAACAATAACTGAAAATGTTTATAATTTTGTTGTTGATGATTTTTCAAATTTATTTATTATAGGTTCTGATACCATTTCAGAATTACCAAATAAATTATATATTATTGATGAAACAAATGAATTATTAGAAACTTTAGATTTTGTTAATATAAAACATATTTATATTGATAGAGGTCAAAATTTATATGTATGCGATGAAGCACAAACACCAACTGTTTATATTTATGGAATGAATAATTCTATTGGTTCTGTAAATTTAACACAAAAAACAACATTGACAACAAATCAAGCGGGAAATCCACTTGTAAATTTAGTATTTTGTGTAGCAGATGGTGAAATAATTGTTGGATATAATCAAAATACAATAACTTTATATAATGAACAATATGAACCACAAACAGATATTCAAGAACAAGCAATAAAACAATTACAAAATTTAGCAAATATAAATTCTACGGCTAATACTTATATTCTTGCTAATTCAAATGAATTAGATGATACAATTTTTGGTGTTCAAAATGAAATGGTGTATAATGTAAATAATAATACACAATTAACAAATGGCGGGTACGCATCATCATTAGCTATAGTAGCGTCGGGTTATGGTTTCGCAGCTGGAACAGATAATTATACATATGCGGTATTTTATCCAATTACATCACCACCTGCTTCATTTTTTAATGTTAATAATACCGCCTTTATAAAACAAGGTTGTATATGGTCGGAACAAAGAATATCTCAGATATTTGGAATGGGACCATCTAATTTATTTTATGCTTTAAATTATAATTGTCCCCCAAATACAACTATTCTAAATTCATGGTCGCAAGTAGGTGAATTTAAACTGACATCAAATCCAACCCCCACTGCTATAAGTATTGATGTTCAATCCACAACAAATAAACTTGTAGCAGTTGGTAGTGATAATAATTTATATATAACACAAAACCCAGTTGGATTAATAGAAGTAATATTTAATAATTTAAATAATTACCCGTCTAATTCTTTTATATGGGGATTAAGAAACTTTAATTATGATACAGGAAATCAACAAAGTTCATTATTAAATAATTTTTCAGTATGGAATACAACCATTGGCGGTATGTTTGAACGGTCAAACCAATATTATATATTTTATTTTGACGACGCAACCCCAACCTTAGATATATATAATGTCGCAAATTATAGCTTAGAATCTACACATCCAAATTTAGATACAAATTTCATTGGTATAACTTATTTACCACAAACTGGAGCATTCGCATATCAAAATAATTCTAAAGAAATTGTAGCAAGGAATGCTAATACATTAGCAGTACTTTATACAATACCACCTGTATCTTATACTGTTCAGGCAATAGCAGAACTATTTGGAAATTATATAGCAGTTTGTGATTTTGCAACAACTAATATTTATATTTATAATTTAGCAACATCAACACTAATAAATACTTTAGAATTACCAAGTTATGTTATTGATTTAGCAGTAAATTTAGGAGATGTAGAAAATGGAGCCACAACATTATTTGCTTTAGTTCAAACATCTGGAACTGCACCATTAGGTCAAGAAATTTATAAAATTAATTTTACAGATGATACTTATACAGAACAATCATCTCAAACTCAAATTTATACAACTTCAAGATATATATCACAAATAAATGTTCATCAAACAACCAACGCTATAACATTTATAGAAGGTGATTATAGCGAGGGACTTTTCAATAATTATAATATTAAAACATTAATGCAAAATGGTGGATATTCTTCAAATAATATTATAACAAGTTCTATACCAAATAATAATTACATGGTTCAATACTATTTACCAACAAAACCAAATGTATATATGGCACAACGTACATCTCAAACTCTTAGATGGTCTCAAATAACATCAAATGAACAATTAAAAGGAGTTTCAGTATCACGTTCAAATCAAAATAAATTATATGGTTTAGGTTTAGACTCTAAAATTTATATGGGAAATAATTTAAATAATTCTATTACATTTTCACAAATTACAGATTTTACAGAATCATATGATTATATATCAAATACACCAAATACAAGTCCATTAATACAATCTTCATTATATCTTTATGGAACATCGTCCCAAAATTTAATTACAACTTTAGAAATAAATGAT